ATTCGTTCTTTAGATAAACAAATTAAAATTTATTATCCAGAAGATGGTTATGATTATTTGACAGATAGTTATACACAGAGAGATTGTTATGAGTATAATGCTCCAACACAAGTTGGTGATTGTGGATCTTTAATTGGATTATATAATCATAATATTGAACGTAAATTGATAGGTATGCATATTGCTGGTACTGGTGAGGAGTTTGGTTATGCTTGTCCTTTAAATCAAGAGGTTTTACTTGACGCTTTTAAAAAATTAGAGATTAAAGATTTTAAAAATATTAGTACTCAATTTTATTTTGAAGCTCCTGATAATGTTAATGTTTTAGCAGAACCAAAGTTACCAGAAGGATTGTTTTGTCCCATTGGTATTGCTGATAAACGTATTGGACAAGCTGTGAAAACATCAATTTTACCTTCCAGAATTTATGGTAAATTATCAACTCCTTATACAAGACCAGCTTTATTACGTCCAACATTAATTAATGGGAAAATTCATAATCCTTTATTAAATGGATTGAAAAAGTGTGGTGTTGAGACAGCTGTTTTACCTGAAGAATTTGTTGCGTCTGCGGCACGAGATGTTTTCCAAGTAATATCTACATGTTATAATACTAATTTAGATAAATCTAAATATCAAAGAATTTTAACTTATGAAGAAGCTATTATGGGTGTATATGACGATAATTTTATGTGTGCAATAAATAGAACGACTTCTCCTGGTTATCCTTATTCTTTAGAAAATAAAGGTTATCCTGGAAAAACGCGTTGGATGGGAAATAGTGAAATTTTTGATTTTACTAGTACTGATGCATTATCATTACGGAAAGATGTTACTAGATTATTAGATGATTGTAAAAATGGTAAAATATCTAATGTTATTTTTGTTGATACACTAAAAGATGAACGCCGTGATAATGCAAAAGTGGATGTTGGTAAAACTCGTGTTTTTTCTGCTGGTCCTCAACACTTTGTTGTTGCTTTTAGACAATATTTTCTTCCTTTTGCAGCCTGGTTGATGCATAATAGAATAGATAATGAAATTGGTGTTGGTACAAATCCTTATTCTTATGATTGGGAACGTATCGCAAAGAAATTGTCTAGTAAAGGAACAAGAGTTATTGCTGGAGATTTTGGTAATTTTGATGGTTCATTAGTTGCACAAGTTTTGTGGGAGATTTTCTGGGGAGTATATGTACCTTGGTTACAACAATTTATTGATTTTGAAACTGAGGAAGGTTTAGATACTCTTAAAATATGTATTGGTTTGTGGACTCATCTAGTTCATTCTGTACATATATATGATAATAATGTTTATATGTGGACTCATTCTCAACCATCTGGA